CACACCGGGATGCTCATCAAGAACCACGACGAATCGTTCGTGGAGCCTGAGATTTTGGACATCTACTACTACGACATGGAAGACCCGGAGTTCCCTGAAGAGTTGAAGGGTCTCTATACCGTCCATGCAACGGGTTTTCAGTCCTTCCAGAACCGCATGGTGAGAGCAAGGGATCTTCAGGAAATGCTCATGCTGACATCCTCCTCTCCTGCCCTGATAGCGGAAAACGATATTCGGAAACTGAATGCGGAGCTTTACAGGGCCAAGGGTCTGGACCCGGATGAATTCATGAAGTCTGAGGAACGGAAGCAGATTGAAGGTGAAGCTGCCGCAGAACTTCAGGCAGAGCAGGAAACCAAGCAGACAGAGGCGCAGAAGCAGATTGAAGAGAACAAGGCGCTTCAATCCACGATGAAAGAGAAGGCACGGGCGGAAGAGAAGTCGAAGTTACAGGAAGAAGCGTTCCAACAGGAAGTCATTAAAGAGTCACTTCAATAGAATCCCAAGGAGGATCAAGTATGCCGGTAGTTCATCTTGTTATGTGCAGCGGGTATGAGTTCGTGGCACGGGTTCCCGATGTGATGTCTCTCTTTACCGATGGGCCGATCAAGCTCACGGACAAGGTTTGCAAGGTGCAGTACCAGATGCTTCCGACAGGCGGCAGGAATGTGACCATCCTTCCGCTCAAGATGGACACGGACGGGGGCTTTGATGCGGCTAGTAATAAGCCCAAGGGTGAGGCGGTATACGAGGATTGCGTGTGGGTGCAGGGCCGGAACATCGCCAACCTCTGCGTTCTCCGTCCCCAGTCGAAGTTCTACAAGACATGGCAAATGAGAACATCCGGTATTGAGATAGTGGCAGAGATGCCAAAGGAAAAGGCCGCAAAGAAAAGGCTTCAATGACAGCGGAGTTTATAGACGAGGAACGCCTTGAGAGACTTCTTGCTGATGCCCCAGGGATTGAATGTGCAAGGGCGATACTCTACGCGGTTCAGAGGCGGCACGATGAAGAGGATCTTTCGTTCAAGATGAATCCCAGAGTAGACAACAACAATTTCAGAAATGACCACCGCTATAAGTTGGGGATGATCGCCGCCTTCAAAGAGGTCCTTGATCTGCCGGAAGGCGCAAGAGTCAGAATATCTCTCAAGGAAAGGGGAGGAAGAAAATGAGGAAATTTAGTGTTCTCGTAATTTGCGTCTTCGTGATGGTTGCCTTTGTGGGTACGGCGTGGGCCGAAGATCCGTTTGTTGCAAAGCGCCATACGTGGACCGGGAAGCAAACATTCCTTGGTGACGGCGCTATCGACATGAAAAAGGGGACTGAGCTGAGACGTGCAGGTACGGAATTCAAGACTCCTTTTATTGTCGATCTTGGCGGCACGTCTGTCTACACCATTGACAAATCCAAGGGATCCGAATTCTGGATTGACGATTACCAAAGCACTCTCGGTACGAGGGTAGCGAGTGGGGTCAGCATCATCTTCCCGAAAATCACCAGCAAGTATGACAAGTATGTCGTCAGAATTCGGAAGATGACCGGCCTTGCATATCCTTCCGCAACTACGGGGGCAACGCCCTTTTCTGGAACCACAAGGATTGTTCTTTCAACCACACCTTGGGTATCCGGGACCACTGATTTTATCTGGAACGCCACGACTGGGGCAACCGTGCAGAGTGCCGCAAAGGTGGCACCTGAAGTGTCGGAGATTGACGCCGTTGGAGATTACCTGACCTTCATGGCCGTCTACAACGTTACTGGTTCAACTTGGTATCAGATCGAACGATACATCCAATAATCCCATAAGGAGCAGCACACATGCCGGATGACATCCAAGTCACAGAGCAGATAACGGAAATGGAAGACGCTGGCGCGGCTGAAGCTCAGGATTTTCCCACTGAAGAGGAAGACGGCGGCTTCGGTGAAGGATTCAACACGCCTTCGGACAAGGACGGGCAACCTGAAAAGAAGGAAGAGAAGAAGCCCGACGCGGTAGAGGAAAAGAAACCCGAAGAGAAGAAAGACGAAAAGGAAGTCCTTCCCGACAAAGAGAAGAAGCCGGAAGAGGAAGACCCCGACATCAAGCGCGGAAGGGAAATCCAAGAGGCGAATGCCAAGAGGAAGGCCGACCAGGATAAGGCTGAAACCGACCGAAAGGCCAAAGAGGACGAAGACAAGCAGCGGCAGGCAAAGGAAGAGGCGAAGGTACTCTACCCGGTCGAGCAGCGGCACGTTGACTCTATCGCCAAATTCGTAAGCCCGGAACTGATCCCCGACAAGGTGAAAATCGGGGGACAGGATTTCGATCTCAAAACCTACGTCAATGACAACCCTGAGATTGCCGTGGTTGCCGGGATAGTGGCAAACAACATGCTTCAGGCCCTTGTGAACAACGGGGTTCTGGTAACAGGGGACGCGCTATCCAGCAGGCTCAGTGAGTCCATTAAGGGCACCGACAACAGCGACGTTCTTTTCGACCTTCAGGTACGCGCAAGGGGCATATCGGATCCTGAAGCCATCATTGCCAGCCCTGAATACAAGGAGTGGTACGGCAAGGTAGCCAAGCCTGAAGAGAAGGCCCTCTTCGATTCCGACGATCCAGCCGACCACGTAAAGGGGTTCAAGCGGTTTCAGAAATATTCAGACGAAAAGACGAATGCTGTCAAGGCCGAGGAAGAAAAGAAGGTGAAGGAAGCCGAAGCGAAGCACAAGAAGAAGGCCAACTTCTACAGCCGCAGCATGGCGTCATCGGTGGCATCTCCAAAGGGTGAGGCGGTTTCGTCCAACCCTGATGAGGCGTTTGAACAGGGCTTTACTTCCAAGACGGCTCCAAAGTGAGGCGGATAAGATGATCCCCGAGAGTGACATGAGGGTGTTTCCACAAGAAGGGCTGTCAATCGTCACATGCCCTTTCTGCCAGGAGGACATCTCCGCATTCACCGGGGGGAGCGATTACGTCACATGCCCCAAGTGCAAACGCAACATCCACCTCGCCCGTTACTTCTGGGTCTCCAAGGGAGTGGGGATGTTCCGAGAACCGCAACTCCGGTGCCCCCAGTGTTTCCGGCTGTTCGCAATGGGCGATTACTCAGATCGCGGCCAGGAAATCAAGTGTAGGGATTGCGGCCATACCTCAACTTTCATTCGCATAGACTCTGCATAAAGGAGCAGATACTTTTAACTCTCACAACTTAGCTCCAGGCAATGAAGGACCACATAGAGTCCTCTGGATCGTGGAAACAACAAACGCGAAAAGGAGGACCTTTCTATGTTGAACGTCAATGTGTACGGCGATATTCCTCCGCAGAGTGCCGGGTTTATCGCCAAGCAAATGCTGGAGCGTGGTGAGTATGAGTATGTTGCTCAGAGGCTTGGAAAAGCCTACACGATTCCGAAGAAACACACCAAGACAGCCAAATGGCGAAGGATCGAGTCTTTCCCCAGGGCGACCGCACCTCTCGCTGAGGCCGTGACCCCGCCTGCCGGTCGGATTGTATACACCGACTACACCGTGAACCTGGAGCAGTACGGCTATTGGGTGCCTCTCTCCGATGTGATCTTCGACACCCACGATCAGCCCATCCCCGACGAGACCGTTACCGCGATGTCAGAGCAGATGCGGGAGACGGCGGAACTCATCACCATCGGCGTCCTGAAGGGCGGCACGACCGTTTTCTATGCCAACAATGCCGGTTCCAGGGCAAACGTGGCGTCCCCTGCCACCCGTGGGGATTTCCGCAGGATCGAGCGGTTCCTGAAGAAGTACAAAGCCAAACCCATCGGGAAGCTCATCAACGCCGGTCCCAACATCGCAACCGAGCCTGTGGCCCCTGCCTTCTTCGTGCTTCATCACACGGACAACAAGGCAGACGTCGAGGATCTTGAGGGCTACGTGCCTTGGGAAAACTACGCCAGCAACACCGCCGTTCTTCCTGGTGAGCATGGGAAGGTAGGTTACTTCCGATTCGTGGCTACCCCGCTCTTTGAGCCGTGGGAGTCTTCCGGCGATACGAGCGACGTTTACCTTGCGGCTGGCGATGTTCCTTCCGTGGCGGCAGCGGTAGACGTGTACCCCATGATCGTGGTTGCCAAGGACGCCTTTGGAGTTGTGAACCTCCAGGGAATGTCGGCTGTAACTCCTGCCGTGGTGTACCCCAAAGCGCAGATTGGCGACCCTCTCGCTCAGAAGGGGTTTGCTTCGTGGAAGATTTACTTTGCGGCAGTCATCCTTCAGCAGAACTGGATTGCAAGGCTGGAAGTAGCGGCAACGGCTGTTCCGTGATCTTGAGCCTGCAAGGGGGATAGCGGTTTGAGGCAACCAACATCATAACCTAAAACCCTGAGAAGGAGGAACAACATGCCTCAGATTATTGGTGGAAAATTTAACGGCACGGGTGCTGCTTTGGTCCTGTGCCTTGGTGGGATTCCTGATGAACTAATGCTCTGGAACGTGGAAGCGGCCACCCCGAACAGCCTTGAGTGGTCGAAGTTCATGTCTGACGTTCTTTGCAACGAGGGTATTTTCCGGGATGCCGCAGGCGGTGCCACTCAGGACATGGCGAATGGACAGGGCGTTGCGCCCTACTACGGCGGCGTGACTCTGACATCCACTCTTGCGGGGACCACGACCTACGGGGAAGGCAATTATCTCAAGCCCGACCCGACCGGCGATTACCGCTATTACAGCGGAAACAAGTCCCCCGGTGACGCAGTTGCTGAGGACATCACCACATGGACCTATGACAGCGGCTACACCGGCCACTTCAACGAGGACGTGACCGGAACTTACATCGGAGAGGGGTCGAGGATCTGCATCGATTCTCCGGGGTGGGGACCGCGCTGGTACACCATCGTCGCTCTTACCGCAGGCCAGGGCGAAGCGGCAGCGGAAGTCACCTTGTCCGCAACCGGTGTCAAGTCCGGCAAGGTGCGCTGCATCAAGGGTATGTACGACTACATCCCCATGATTGCCGGGGAAATGACCGGAGAGGGCGTCACGATCAGCAACGCCACCCTGAATGCCAACGGCAATATCATTGCCTTCCGCGCCATCTGGTACGACTAAACCGCGAATTACGCAACAAGGAGAATAAACCAACCATGAAGGAAAACGGCCAAAAGACGGATAAAGTCTTGGAGCAGAAGGAATTTTCCGAGTTCACAACGGAAATGGAAATCCGGGAGTTCGAAAAGAAGAACAAGAGCCGGATTTTGGCAACCATGGAATCCGACACCGATGCGCTCCTTGCGTTCGATGCGAAGTGGTACAAGCTCGTCGGAAAACATTGGTTCATGCCGACCACTTCCGAGCGGCAGCAAACAGAGACCTTCTATCCCAAGGAAACCAAGTACCGTTTCAAGAGGACCATCTCGAAGATCCTCTGGGAGAAGAAGACCGAAAAATCCAAACAGAAGGACGGGAGTTTCACATCCCGCGTTTCATATTATCTGACAGGGGTGCTGACGAACGGCAAGACCACGACCATCGAGTTCCGGTGCGCCAAGGAGCAGTTGCAATACCGGCTTGGGGATGAGGATCTTGCACAGAAGATCATCAAGGGTACGGCGCAACGTGGCGCGGTTGACTGCGACAGGGACCTATGGGTCTTGGGGTATTGGGAAGTGATTTTCAACCTCAAGAGTTCCCCACAGGACACCGACGATGTGTTCCTGACCCATGAGGGCATCTGCCTTCAGATCATGCGGAACAAAAAAACCATCCTCCATGGGTACTACCTGGAGGCCGCAGACAACGCCCTTACCCCTATTTACATCCAGAGGGACGACCAACCCCGCAAGATCGAGTCATGGTCAATGCGCTACCCCTACGTGACCATGAGAGAAGCGACCGAAGAAGAGTACCTGTTTTTCAAAGCCAAGGGTGAGGCTATCCAGAGAGCGGAACGGAAGAAACAGGAGCAGGTAGGAGATTAAATGGCATCGCGGATTTCCAACCTCGAATTGCTTGGAAAGTGCAGACAGTTCATTCTAGTCGATCCCACAAGGGAGTCGGTGGATGAGCTTATCAAGACCGCTCTTATAACTTCCAACCGGGAGATATTCAAACTGGATACCGTCCCCCTCGCGTGGGCCAGGGGGACGTATGACAATCTCTATACCCGCTCCTATGCCACGGTGGATGACATCTCTCAGGCCAACCCCGGAGTGCTTGAAGCGACAAGCGTTGACGACGACATAACCGGCCATGGGTTCACGGACAAGGATTTGATTTACATCACGGGCCTTACCGACGATTCCATGGACGAACTGAACGAGAGGCTTTTTAGGCTCAATTACGTTGACGCAGATACGTTTTCTCTCCTGAACCTGGACGGCCAACACGCGGTCAATACCTTGTCCCTGGATGCCTATTCATCGGGCGGAACCGTGTATCAGGCCGGGATTTACATTCCAAGTTCCACCATCGAACCCTCTTCCGGGGATCTGCGATGGAAGATAGCGGACATCTACGGGGTCGATTTCGACCTCAATCCAGCGCTTCCCATTTCGGAAGAGGCGGTAATTAACGATAAGACATGGAATTCTCCGGGAAGTAGACCTACACGCTGGAGATATTGGAGAAACGATTACACCGATTTCAACCCGGACAACACGGAGCATTTCATCCTGTTCTACCAATTCCCAAGCCAGCGGTACAACGTGAGGATCCATTACGAAAAGGGATACCCGGATTTGTCCGTGTGGACGAACGCCGCTTATCCTCCTCATCCTCCTGAAGTCCATGATTACATCTGGCACCGGGCGCTGGCAATCTTGACTGGAAATTCGGAAAAGATGAAGCGGCAGTCAACCGATGGCCGGAACCTCATGGGAATGATCGAAGTGCAGTACGAGCGGCACTGGATGATGCAGAAGGCATTAGATGAAGCGCGAATCCTTGAACTCAGCCGAAGCCTGTTGGGAAGCAAGCACACTTCCTCAAGCGGCGGGTGGAGAGCATAGCAAACATGGTGAGGAATTGCCGTGAAAAATATGGTCAAAGCGGTCCTTGTGACCGTCCTAATTCTGCTTTTCCAGGGGTCTGGATGGGCAGGCAGTAAGGCGACATCGGGCGTTACGGCTCAGACGGTCATCGACCGGGCCAGAGTTGATCTCAATGAGGTCAACGAAGGGTTCTGGAAGGATACCTATCTTTTAAGGTACACCGATGAGGCCGTAAAGGAAGTGGTCTACAAGACACGCTGCCTTGAAGCGGGGGCGTCTACCTTTGTCATTTCCAGCCAATCCCGCACATTCTCGCTATCCGGCATAAACTTCCTCGACATAGAGAAGGTGGAATACGATTCCGGGGTTACATGGGAGCCTGCCAGTGCGGGGACGACCACGTTCAACCCTGTCTACATCTTCGATCTCACCAGAGTCCCGTTCGGGAACCTGCGCTATGGAAACGAGAAAGAGCGCGGGGCACCTAAGTCCTTCTCCGTCTGGAACGACACCCTTTACATCTGGCCTATCCCTGGGCCTGAGCAATCAGGGACCACCCTTTACGTTTACTACGTGCCGGAGCCTTCCGGGGTGACGACTACCTCAAGCCCGATAGAAACCCCCACGTACTTTGATGGGGCCATTCTGGATTACATCAAAGGGAAGGGGTTGGAGCGCGACGAAGATCCGGGGGCCAAGTATTACCTGGATAAGTTCGACAACCGGCTTCTTGAGTACATGATGAAGGTACAAAAACGGTATGAGATTATCCCCCCACAACCCGCGCAATAGTGCGCTCCTTGTCTCGCTCTCTGCGCTCCTGCTCATAGGGTTTGTATCCCTATGGGCATTCAGCGCACCGGAAGCCAAGGAAGAGATTGCAGGGATAAAGCCTGAAGTGATCCCCTTCACCGGGAAACTCGTAAACCACGGGTCTCCTCTCTTTTTAGGGAAAGCGGATTTCTCTGACCTGAAGAATCTCCGTTACTTTGAGGGTGGTGTAGGAACACGTTCAGGGATGACGGACTTTACTTCCAACTCAGAACCCAACAGCAGGCAGATTGACAAGATCATTCACTTCCAGAACGACACCGAATCTCACATCCTTGCGGCATCCGTAGGCGGCACTGGGGTTTCTACCTTTGAAATTGGAACCGGAGCCTTTGCAGGGACAAGCATCTTTTATACGAATGGAACGACAAGCACTCCCATAACATCCTGCGTGGTAAGGGACACCCTTGCGGTGGGCGACGGCGCTGGAATCTGGGTGTGGTCCGGGAACAGCACAATCCCTACTGCCCTTATGGTGGAGACCTTGACCGGGGGGAGCGCGGTATTCACCGACAGAAGCCCATGGATCTTTGACGGGGTGCAGCACTCAGTACCGAGTGGCGTAACCATCCATACGGGGTACTCAAGGCCGTTCACGGGATTGCAGTTTGACCGTGACTCTGCCATGCGAACGGACGCGAATCACATCTCCGCTGTAACGTCCTACGCGAAGGGTGGGCAATGGCGGTTCTGGTGTTCCATAGTCACGACAGGGGTGTCCACGGTTGAGCTTCCTAGGATCAAGACTGACCCCAGAAGGCTAGGAGTGGATTGGGACGGCAGGAACTGGCTCTATGCCTACAATGCCATTTACCAGAAATCTGGGAACAGTCCCTTTCAGGATTTCTCCCTTCAGATAGCTGATGATTCCGATATCACGGTAATGGACATCTCGGAGTTTGAGAGTGGGGGAACAATATTCTTTGGGTTCCTCACCAAACCGCGACAGATCAAGATTTTCATGGCAGAGGAATTCAAGAACACGACTGCCTCCACCATGACTGCTTATTACTGGAACGGCAGTTCGCTTTCTTCTGCCCCTTCTTTCGTGGACGGAACCAAGAGCGGTAACGCCTGTTTTGCACAGACCGGAGTGCTGGATTTCGACAAGATCACAGATTGGGAGAGACGGACATACGGCGGGAACGAGACTCCGGTTTACGGGTTCTACATCAAGACTTCGGCCACGATCAGCAACTACGTGAAGATCCATAAGGTTGAAGCGGTCCCCGATTATGACTCCCCGAACGATAGGAATTACACGGGCGCGGCTGAGTGGAACAACCGCCTTGTGCTCTATAACGGCAGGGAACCACAGAGGATGCTTATCTCTGCCTTGGGACAGCCGGATTGCTTTACGGGGGATGATGCGAAGTCCGAGCTTGACGCCTTCGATATAGGGAGGAAAGAGAAGCGAATTTGGGCAGGAGCGGCGGGTGATGATTTCCTGGTCATGAACGAGACGGAGAACTGGCTCTTGTCCGGGAGCAACCCGAACACCTACACGAAGAAGCACTTGGTTGGCACAGTTCCGAACGCGGCCCATTACAGCACGGTCGTTATCGACACCCCGCAAGGTTCTATCGTGGGCTACATGGGAAGGACGGGGATTTTCAGCATCCCCATGATCGAAGGGTTCAATTCAAACGACATCAAGGCGTATTGGACTCCGGGGCATGAGAAGGAGATTTCGGCCTCATGGATCGGTAAAAGCTACGCTTGGTATGACAAGCTGAACAAAGAATATAGCTGCCTTGTCGCAAGCGGGTCCGGGGCTACTCAGTTCAATACTCAACTCGTTTACAGTTTCCAGCACGGGAAATGGACGACCTTTACCCGGAACGCCAACGTCCCCATTTCGAGCGCGGCGATGTTTCAGAAAAATACCGGGGAGATTTACCACCTCGCTGGAGGGTACACAGGGAAGGTCTACACCCTTGAGAGCAGCGAAGACGATGCGGGATACGCCATTCAGAATGACCTTGCCCGAAAGCCCTATTCCCTGGGAGACAGACACGCCACACAGAATGAAATCAGGGCGCTTGCCTTCCAGTATGAGCTTCTTAGCGGAGTTACTGAGATAGCGGGGAATACGGCTTACCTGACCACATCCCTTTCGTCATCCACCTCGACTCTATCGCAACAGTTTCATCTTTCGTCTACGGGGTGGGAGTATGTCGCGCTTCCTGAGTGGGGAGACCGGAAAGGATTTTATCACAAGAGAAGGTATCTCATTCCTGGCAGGGTAAACCTTTATACGGAAATGCTCTGGAGCAGGGACGCGCCTTGGGCGATGGACCCCTACACCACCACGACACCGACAACGACGACAACGACAACCACGACCACAACCACCATTCCCCCTTCATCCGGGATCCCTTTTTACGATGAGCCGGGTGGGTTGAAATTCCACGAAGAAAGCGGAGGCTTGGTATTCCATGATTTCTAAGGTGAAAACGATTCTGATTATGGCGGGTCTCCTCACGCTGTTGCCTCTTACCTCCTTCGCAACTGAGACGTGGAATTCAGGGGAGACGCAATTCATCCACAGGCGCGGCCTCACGGGTGGAGGTACGGCCCTTGACGCGGTATCGGGCGTGAGCATGTCTCCTGGGGTTGTGGCGGTATCAATTGATACTTCAGGAGCCTCTGTCTATTTCCATGTGGTCAGTCCTACCGGGAACGCTTCAGGCACGACCGCAGCAAGTGCGCCAGATTGGATCATGCCTTTGACTGCCGCAAACGGGCAGTCTTTGGCCGGGGTATCCATGTGGAAGATGCTCGGGGTTACTGGCGTCACGGCTGTTTTCAAGACGCTCTATATTGACGGCACCCGGTGGGACAACGGTTCGGGTGGGATGTCTGAAACGGTGGTCCGGGCGGCGGTCACTCCCACGGTACTTGATAAATCGACCGATGCTTACCTTCCAACTCTTCCCGATCCGGTCACTAGCGATATTGACGCAAGCAAAGCGGTCTCCGGTGCATCTCCTATTTACAGCCACACGACAGGCACGTCTGTAGTCCTTGGGACGTTCATCTTGAACGATTCAACTACATCCAAGGTCTACGGCCTTCCCATAATTCCAGCGACAGGGGTAAGCGTCCCCTACACGATATTCTCAGAGGGTGCGGCAGGGGGTGGAATTACGGTCTATCCAACGGCAGCACAACCTTTTCAGGGAGACGGGTTGAGCGGGACTTCTTACCTTGCCCTTCCTCCTGGGAAGCCTTTTGAGAGCGCAACCATCTTCGGCGTCAATAATGGAACCACGACCTACTGGTTTGTTCAGGCGACCGCCTCATGGGTAGCGGGGAACTGACATGTTTAAAAGACTTCTCCTCACACTCTTAGTCCTCTTTGCTTTAGCACAACCCGCCAATGCCAACTGGTGGGCGATGCAAAGAGGCGGCGGCGGTAGTGGCACGTCCTGGGCCACTTGGGATGAAACTACAGAGAGTGGGTGGGGAGACCCTACCAATAACCTGATTTGGATTCTGGAGAATCCGGCACAGGGAGGAAACGAAACAGGCCAGGGCGGGGGCGCTCTCAGCGGTGCCGATCTTGTTTTAACGCAGAACGGCGATATCTCGGGAGCCACAGGGACTCCACCCCGAAGAATCGTTTCAGGCCCTGGTTCGGACTACTTCAGCGGCACGGCCACAACCGTCAAAGCGTTCTTCAACGGGCAGACCTTTTCTTATATCACCAAAGCCACAGGCATGAGCGCCAAGGG